GGAGCGAAAAGCATCGAGCCCTGGGCCTCGGCCTTCGAGCCAACGCCCAGCTCACGAACAAACTTCTAGACCTAACCGCCTCTCTACCCCTGATCTCTCTCTATCTCTTCAACTTCAACTAGTTGAAGTAGTAGTAGTAGTAAAGGCGGGCGGACGGACCAGTGCTCCACGATAGCACCATATTTCCATCCCGCCAGTCAAGAAAAAAATTCGGCCCCTCCCCGGCGGCACAAGGCCACACCCCTTCTCCCGGAGTAGTTGGGCGCTGCGCGCATCGAGCAAGGAACCCGGAGTAGCGCGCAGCGCAACACGCCACATCGCTCCTTGCCCACCGCCCATCGCCCGTCGTACTTTGTAGACCATGATCTCCCGGCGCTTGAAGCCCGACCGCCATCCGAGGCGGGTGTTCGACGAAGACGAGCTCGCCCACGTCCTGGCGGTGTGGAAAGCCACCGGGTCCGAGCGAGAGGCGTGCGACGACTTCGACCCCGTCCTCTCCCCGGAGGAAGCGACACGCGCGCTGGCGCTCGCTCTCCAGCGCTGGCCCCAAGCCTTCGAGGACGTCCTCGCCAACGAGGGGGTGTCCGACGTCTCGGTGGCGCGGGCACATCGTGAGGCGCTTACCATTCCCAAGGTGAGCGCGAAGCACACCGACACGTTGCACAAGCTGAAAGGTCGCCTCACCGACGAGACGACGGACTTCGAGAAGGGCCTCCAAGCCGCCATGAAGTTCGCCGCCATCCTCTCCGGCAAAGAACCCCTCCCGGTGATCGACGTGACGCCCTTGCCCATCGCGCAAGGCACGAAGGGCGAATGAACGAGTCCAAGTCGCGCTTCTTCCAACTGCTCGACTACAAGCCCTACGGTCGGCAGCAGCAGTTCCACGACGCCTGCGACGATCCGAGCCTCCAGTTCATCGCGTGGTTCGCCGGAGCGCGTGGTGGGAAGGATCGTGCGGGCTCGAAGGAGATCGGCTACCAGCTCCTCACGCCGAACTACCCTCGGATGGCGCCGGATCCGGAGGACGAGACCAAGACGATCACCTGGACTCCTCCGGGGAAGCGCATCTGGATCGTCGGTCCCAACTACAAGCTCGGAGCGAAGACCTTCGAGTACGTCTACCGCGACATCGTCGAGACGCTGCCCAAGCGCATCGGGCCCCTCAATCTGATCCACAAGCAGTTCAACGAGGATCGAGGGGCCATGCACCTCGAGCTCGGCCCACCGTTCACCGATCACTGGGTGACGGTCGTCTCCGCGGAGAACCCCGAGGGCCTCCTCGGGGAAGAGGTGGACCTCATGTACCTCGCGGAGGGGTCCCGGCTACCGAAGGGTGTGTGGGATCAGTTCCTCAACTACCGCATCAGCTCCCGACGGGCGAAGGTGCTGGTGCCGACGACCCCAGCGGGCTTCAACTGGCTGCACGACGAGTTCTTCACCAAGGCCGGGGGACCCGAGACCATCGGCTACAAGTCCTCCGGAGTCTCGCGCCGCGGCACCTACTGGACGCAAGTCTCCAGCGCCGACGAGTCGCCGTACTACCCCAAGGAGGAGAAGGAGCGTCACAAGGCCTCGGACGATCCGCAAAACCTCGACGAGCAGTTCCACGGCCGCTTCGTGCAGCGCACCGGGCTCGTGCTCTACCAGCTCATCGAGGGGAGGAACGTCCTCCCGAGCCACGAAGCGATGCAGCGCTTCGGCTGGGATGATCCCTTCCGGCCTCCGCTTACGTGGCCTCGGATGGTGTCGATGGACTACGCGGACGCGGGGTGGAAGGGGACGCTCATCTGGGCGATCCATCCGCTCCGGAAGTACGCGGTGGTCTACCAGGAGTGGAAGGAGAAAGGGCGCGAGATCGAGGAGCAGGTGCGCGAGGCGACCAAGCTCCTTGGCCCCCGGGCCGAGGCCAAGACGACCCAGTGGGTCGTCGACCGTTCCGCCCCGCTGCTCGAGTACCAGAAGTGGGGCGCTCCGGTGGTCGCGTCGAAGTCGAACCCAGGGCAGAAGGCGAACCTCATCTCGACGGCCAACGGGCTCTTGCACCAAGGCCGCATCTTCGTCCTCCGGGAGAATTGCCCGCAGTTTCTCTACGAGGCGGCGCGGTTCGTTCGCAAGCCCGAGAGCGATCGCCCCTTCGCCGATGATCGCAAGCCCGGGAGCGTGGTGAAGAAGGACGATCACCTCTGCGACCCCTTCCTCTACGGCTGTGCGGAGCTCACCCTCGACCTCGGCAGCTACGAGCAGCCCGCGGCGCTCGAGGAAGAGAAGGTGCCCTGGCCCCCACCACCCCCCACCCGGAAGGACTTCAAGCAGCCGGTGCTCGAGCAGATCGACGACTTCCTAGACTCGTTGAACCAGGGCTTGTAAGATCGTCCTGCGACATGGGGTCGCCCTCGCCCAAGGCGCGAGGTCCCGACCTTCGTCGGGATGGGGCCTCGCGCCTTGGACTCAGGAGCCACGATGGACGCCTTCTTCAAGGACCTCGCTGAGAGTCAGCGCCTCTTGATCCAGAGCCTCATGGACGAGAATGCACGGCTGCGCGGGGAGCTGCACAACCTCCTTGCCGCGCGCGATCTCCAGTCGATCAGCGCGGATTCCGAGACGGGAACCCCCTCGGCGGGCTTCCTCCGGGATCTCGCCGAGCTGCAAGCCGCCGTGAAGAATCGCCGCGACCTTCGCGCCGAGACCCTTTCGGGAGGGATGGAGTCATGAAGAAGAAAGGCCACCTCTTGAAGATGGCGATGGACGCGAAGAAGGAAGGTGAGACGCTCACCCACGAGAAGGGCGAGTCGAAGAAGACCGAGCTCGTCGAGAAAGACGGCAAGGTCAACTACTCGGCGTTCGCTGCGCGAAAACGGAGGAAGTGATGTGCCCCAACTGCCGTGAGCTGGGAACGTCCGTGAAGGGCGGCCGGGTGGTCTGCCACAACTGCGGTCGCCCCTTCAACGAGGCCGAGTGGAAGAAGGCGGGCGAGACGCGCAAGGCCGTCATCGCCGAGCGCAAGGCGCAAGAGCCTCCCGCGCAAGTCACGCGGACCCAGTGACCGTCGCCCTCTCCAAGCTCGAGCCCTACGCCCTCTCCCCATTCAAGGGGGTGCTGGGGGTCATCACCTTCGACAACTCCTACGACACGGGGGGTGAGCCGCTCACCCCCCAGCAGCTTTCGAACAACACCATCCGCATCATCCGGCGGCTGGTCATCGAGGGGCAGCAGGGCTACACCTTCGGTTACGACGAAGTGAACGGCTTGCTTCTCGTGTACAGCGGTGGTATCGAGGTTGCAGGCGGCACCGACCTCTCGGGCCTCAGCGTGCGGTACGACCTGCTCGGGGAGAGCGGGTAACAAAACTCCCCCACGGTCCGAGGGCGTGGATCCCCGGAGAGAGAAGGACGGAACATGGCCTTGACGATCAGCCCCGCGGTGAAGACGGTCTTCGGCAACAAGCGAGTCGTTCTTGGAACGATCGCGTTCGATTCGTCCTACCCGACTGGAGGGGAGGCATTCACCGTCACCGCTCTCTCCGGCAATTACTTTCGAACGACGGACCCCCACGGGGTGTTCTGCGTCCTCGAGCCGTTGGCTGGGTACACCTTCACGTTCCGGCCGGACACCAGCAAGATCCAGGTGTACTCGACGGCTGCAACCGAGGTGTCGAATGCGACGGATCTCTCGGCGCTCCAGTCGGTGAAGTACATGCTGTACGGTAACTGATGACGATCGAGACGATCGACAAGCTTGCGGATCGCGAGGAGGATGCCCTCGCGGCCGAGATCGAGGCGATGTACCGTCTCGATCAAGGGCATCGTCGACCGTTCGAGGCCGTGTGGTACGAGAACCTCTCCTTCTACGGGGGGGATCAGTACATCCGATGGGATGTCGCCGCGGGAGAGCTGCGGCGCATCCCTTCGACCCAGACCCGTTACGGCTATCTGCCGCGCCCGAGGACCAACTACGTCCTCAAGAACGTGCGGGCGCTCGTCGCCAACCTCTTGAAGTCGGACCCGCGCGTGATGGTCCGTGCGCGAGGGACGGGGGACGAGGATCAGACCGCGGCGAGGATCGCCGAGAAGGTGGTCGAGTGCCTCGATGAGCTGACCAACTGGGACGAGAAGCTCGTCGAGCTCGTCTTCTGGATGGTCGTCACGGGGTGTGCCTTCCGGAAGGACTACCTCGATTCGACCGAGATGGCGAAGGTCGTCGTGCCGAGGTCGAAGTGGGCGACGGGGCTCGATGGGGAGCCGATCCTCGATGCGACGGGAAAGCCCGTCGAGCAAAAGCCGGCGAAGTCCCCGGCCGAGTACGTCGTGCAGCGCTCCATCCTCTCGCCGTTCCAGATGATGGTGGACCCGCTCGCCTCGCGCCTCGACGATGCGAGCTGGGTGTGCGAGTTCTCAATCCAGCGCTGTGCCTGGATCCGCGAGCTCTTCGACCAGGATCGCCCCGGCTTCACCGGACGGGTGAAAGAGGTCCAGCCGGAGAGCGGTGTCTCTCCGGGGCTCCTCTACTTCCTCCAGCTCAAGCACTACTACACCGGGCGCGTGACCCAGTTCGAGGACGCGGCGATTCTGAAAGAGTGGTACCAGGCGCCCACACCGAAGCACCCCTACGGCCGGTGCGTCATCGTGGCGAGCGGCATCCCGCTCTACGTGGGTCCGTCGCCCTACATGCCGAAGTTCTGGCATCCGTACACGATGTTCTCGTACCTGCCGTTCCCCGGTCGCTTCTGGCCGCTGAGCGCCGTCGAGATGCTGGTGCCGTGTCAGCGCAAGCTCAACTCGATCGACGCCTTCCGGATGGTGTATCGAAACACGATGGCCGCTCCGCGCATCTTCTTGCCCAAAGGGTCAGGGGTGCCGCGCGATCACATTACCGGAGCGCCGGGGCAGATCATCGAGTACAACGCCTCGAGCGGCGGCAAGCCCGACGTGATGGATGGGCGCCCGCTTCCTCCGGACATCACCCAGGAGCGCCAAGAGACCGTCGCCGACATGGAGCAGATCGCGGGTACGTTCGACATCCTCTCCGGCGACCGGCCGAAGGGCGTGCCGTCCTACAGCGGTCTTGCCTTCCTCCAGGAGAACGCGAGCGACGCACACAACGTGACCTACCGTCTCTTCGAGAAGTCACTGGAGCGGTCGCAGACCAAGGCGCTCCAGCTCGTGGGCATGTACTACACCGAGGATCGACCGGAGCTCACGGCGCTCTTGAAAGAGAAGCTCGCGCGCGGGTCGAGCGCTGCCGAGATCCACCAGTTCATCGGCGCCGAGCTCGGCGACAACTGTGACGTGCGGGTGGAGACCGGCTCGGCCATCCCGCAGTCGCGGGTGCTCTACCAGCAGACCATCCTCGAGTTCGTCGGTCGCGGGCTCCTCCAGGACGTCTTCATGGACCCCGAGAAGAAGCAGCAGCTCTTCGAGCTCTTCGGCATGGCGGATTTCTCCTCGGTGGACTCGATCGACGTCCGCAAGGCCCAGCTCGAGAATGCCATCTTCCTCCAGGCGAAGGAGGAGGACGCGATGGCTGGAACGGTCGACGCGCTCTTCCTGCCGGAAGACGATCACCAGATCCACCTCTTCATCGTCAACCGGCTGCTCAAGGACCCCAAGAGCTTCGAGAAGGGTCCGTGGTTCATCGACATGCTGCGGAACCACTCACTCATGCACCAGATGGCCCTCCAGCAGCAGATGATGCAGCAGCAAGCCGCCGCTCCCGCAGGCGCACCGGGCGAAGCCGGACCCCCCTCCTCCGGTGCCGGTGCGCCTGCGCCTTCCTCGGTCGCGATCAGCGCGCAGGGCGGCGGGTACGTGCAGTAAGCGATCGACGACTCCCCCGCGATGCGCGGGTTCGGGCGGCCCATTGGGCCGCCTTTCTTTTTGGCAGGGGCGCGAACTAGCCACTGACCCCTTGTTCACTTGCTACAACTCGTAGTAGTCTCGCGACTACCGGCGCCCACCCGTAGTGGGCAAACCCAGCGGCCCCCACCGTCACGGGGAGAGGACAATCGTCATGGCGGATGATGTGAGCACCGCGGAAGGTCTGGATCACCCGAACGGTGAGGCGCCCGAAGGGGCGGCAAACGAGAAGGACGAACGAGGAGTTCCGTGGAAGAATCGCGCTGCCGAGTACCATCGCAAGATGGACGCCGCGGAGACCCGGGCTGCCGAGATGGAGGCGAAGTATGCCGAGATCGAGGCCGCACTCAAGGGGCATCCGCAATCGGCGGCGATCCTGTCGGCGCTCATCAGCGGGTCTCCGCTTCCGATCGCGGAGGCGAAGGCCGAGGTGGACGAGGACGGGAAGATCGTCAAGGACCCGCTCACGGCTCTGAAGGAGACACGCGCCGAGCTTCGGCGTGTGACCTCGCTGGTCGAGGAGCAGGGGCGGGCGCTCGCTGGGATCGGCGGTATGACCCAGCAGCAAGCCGAAGCGCAAGCGGCGCAGAGCTTCAATGCGAACGTCGCGAACGCGATGGCAGCCCTTGGCGTCGATCCGGCCAACGAACGACTCCGGGTCCGCATCTCCGATGCCGTCTTGAGCGAGTGTGCTCGCCGCAACGATGCCAGGAATCCGGTCCGTGGTCCGGACGAGCTGGCTCGGGTGGTCCAGGGAGTCGTCGAGGATCTCTCGATCTCCAAGGGCACCACGCGAACCCGTTCTCTCCCGCCCCCCAGCACGACGCGCGCAGGGGGAGCCCCGGCTCGGGGCGAGAAGGCGCCGGACATCTCGACGCCCGCCAAGAGTCAGGAGCTTCTCCTTCGTTTGCTCGAGGAAGCTGGCGGGGCCTGATCGCATAGGAGCCTCTCATGGCCGCAGACAGCACTACGATGCTGGGCGCGCTCAAGTACGTCTACGGCGGCTTGATCTCGTCCCTCCAAAACCTCGATCCCACGATGTGGGACAAGATCGGCACCGCGCCGGAGAAGCCGCGGGGTCGTGGCTTCGTGTTCGGCGTTCACCTCTCGGGCAACATGGCCGGGGGTCCGACCTCGGAGTACGCGCCGCTTCGCGCAGCGCAGGCCGAGCGCATCGCGCAGGCGACCGTCAACGTCAAGGAGTATGCCCACTCGATCGAGATCACCAATCTCATCAAGGCGCTCTCGAAGGGTGACCCGGCGAGCTTCGTCCAGGTCGCCGACCACGCCGTCCGTGAGGCGGCGAAGTCGATGCGGAAGTATCTCTCGCAGGACCTCTACCGCGACGGCACCGGCACGATCTCGCTGGTGAACGGTGCGGTGTCGGCGGCGACCACCATCACCGTCGATCAGTCGAACCTGTTCCGGAAGAACATGGTCCTCGACGGCTGGAATGCTGCGGGCTCGACCAAGCAGTTCGACTCGGTGCAGATCAGCTACGTGGACAACCCCAACAACCAGATCGAGCTGGCCTCGGCGGTCACGATCGAGGACAACGGGTTGCTCAAGATCGAGGACGTGACGAGCACCATGGCGATCGACGGTCTGGCGCGCATGGTCGACACCACGACCACGGGTACCAGCTACCTCGGCATCTCCCGGAGCACCGAACTCAACTGGCGGGGCAATGTCCTCTCCGGTGGGTCGAACGCGATCTCCGGCGACCTCATGCAGCAGGGCCTCGACCGGGTGCTCACCGAGTGCGGCAAGCAGCCGACCTTCATCCTGTCGAACCCGATCCAGCGCCGTCAGTACCTCAACCTCGCCACCCCGCAGCGCCGCTTCATGGACGGCAAGTTCGACGTGGGCTTCAACGTCTTGGAGTTCAACGGCATGCCGTGGAACATCGACGTGGACTGCCAGCGCGATCGGGTGTGGATCCTGGAGCTCGACGACATCCAGAAGTTCATCCTCCAGGACGTCGAGATCAACGGTGACGGCGGCGGCATGTTCAAGCCGGTGCCCGGGTACCGCAAGAGCTGGGCGTACTACGAGTTCATCGGCAACGCGGCGTGCCGCCAGCCGAACCACCACCTCCAGATCAACACGCTCGCCCAGGCGACGTACTGAGG